CACCTAATGCACCCATAAAATTGTTAAATCCATCTAATTTAAGTTGTAGCCCTTTTTTATCATAACATGAATAAGCCTCTTTAAGTTGTTCAGCCCAGTCCTGCTCTTTCTCAGTCATTGTTGCTAGTTGCTTTTTAGATAAAGGATTTAGCAATTCGTTTAGCTCTGCTATTTCGTCTTTATAAAATTCTATCATTCTTCTAGCATGAGCCTGTGTTGTTTTAACGTCAAGAAAATGGTTGCGAAAGTTAAATCCTTTAGGATTAAATTTGTGTGGATTATCAACCCAGCTTTCTAACCATATATCAATTGCGTCTAATTGCATATATGTTTGCTGTTGAATACGTTCTTGGATAGTAGGCTTAGGACCACCTACTAGTTTTACTTTATCTTCAGCTTTCTTTTCTTCTATCACTTTTTCCCCGTCAGTGAACAATTGATTTAATTGTTTATGTATCCATTCTGTTGATGCTTTATTTTTCCCCATCAATCCCGGCATACTATCTATATATGCCTGTCCGTCTGGATGAATGTCCGGCATACCTCTATTTAACATTCTGCATAAAGAACCAGTAGTGCCGTTGAAACGCCAGTCTGGATTTTTACTTATAACTTTAACCTTGTCTGCCCACTCCTTTTTTGACTTGCAGTAATCTAAGATCCAAGTTTTGTAATGTGAATTTTTATAGTCGTAACGATAAAAATCCATGGCGGCAGTTTTTGCTTGATTAAATTTTTCAGCAGAAAGGCTCAGACCGTTTGAGAGATCTGGTTCGGTCCCTTTAATTCTTGTACGGGATATTCTTTTTTTCTTTCGTGGAGTTCCTCTAAGATTAAGTCTTCGGGCCACCTATTATCTCCTTTGATAATGTCTGATGCATTAGCTATTATATAGCAAGGAAAATAAAAAGCAAGGAAAAGTGAGTTTTTTTCTTAAAGTTTTTCGCCCAATTCAAATCCTCTAAAGCATTTGAATCTTGGAAAGCGTAAACTATAAGTGTCTGAATCTTGTGATTGAGTGCGAGCATCTGCTCTAATTTCGACTAAAACATTAATGAGGTTATCACGCTCAGCCCAGTAACTATCACGTTGACTGTCACTAAAACCGCTTCCACAGTTAAGGCGATAATTGTATCCATCGTCTTCTCCTTCAACAATTACAGCACCTAAACGTCCTTCGTTCCGTCCGGTACCTTCTTCAACAGCAACTACCTTTAAAGTTACTTCAATAAATGGTTTTAGTTTTAACCAATACGCAGAACGTTTACATTCATACGGTGCATCTAGATCTTTAATCATAATACCTTCGTATCCACCGTCTACAGCCGCTTTATTTACGTCTGTGTACGTTTTTTGTCCTGCCTGGGTCTCTAGGTCTACTATCTCATGATCAAGCACTTGTACGTGCTCTAAGGCGTCTTTATTCAATTCATGCCAATGCTTTAACATTAGTGTTCGTTGTTCTTGTGGTTTATCCCAACCACCTTCTAAAAAGTCTTTTAATGGAATAAAATCGAAAAGATGTAAAATGGCATCTTTAGCAGTAACATTACTTTTGCGATGAACTTGCTTCATTAAATCTTGGAAGTTATCGCTCATTACTTCTCCGTCCAAAACTAAATCATATGGTGGAGGAGTCTTTTTAACTACAGTTTGGATTTCATCAATAATGTGTTGGAAGTTTATAAACTGTTTTCCGTTCCTACTAAACTGTTCTACATTACCATCTTTACGGACAATAGTTAAAACCCTTACACCATCCAATTTAACTTCTAGCATCTTTCTGCCAGTAAGTTTCTTTTCGTGTTTAGCAGAGTCTTGTGCTAACTGACAAGTAAATCTTGGAATTTCGTATTTGTTAAAACCGTTTTTCTTAGCAACATTGTTTACAGTTTTTTCGCTTACACCACAGCGTAAGTCTTTAATTAGGATTCTACGATAAAATCCATTCCATTGTTCTGCGGTTGCCGAACTCATTACAAGGTTGATTGCATCACGTGCCGCATGACCTGTAAGTTCTCGCTTATTAAGTTTTTCTGCTAGATCTGTAAATACTTTCCAATCACAGCCTTGAGCTGAAATAACAGTATCTTTTGTAGGGACTTTTTTGACGCCAAAAGTGTATAGAGGATCTAAACACATTTTTACTCCAACAAAGAACTCATCTAGTCCTTCGTTCATTGCGTCTAATAGGATTGCTTCTTTAGATAGACGTGAATTGTCTGCCTCTAGTTTTTCAATTATTGCCTGTGGTTGAGTTCTCATTTTGTGCCTCTTTTATTAATTTTATACTTACAGTATAACACTTTGGCACCAATTTGTCAACCTCTTTTTATTCTTTTTTTGGACAGGCTTCTTCAGTAGCTTTTAAACCATCTTCTTTACTGTAAATCCATACAGAACTTGATACTATAGTACCATTTTCTGTAACTTCACACTTCTTACCAAATGCAAGTGCTGGTTCTTTTGGAATTTGAGAACATCCGACTATTGCTATAGCCATCAGTGGTATCATTATCCATTTTAACATTATGTTACATCCTTTCTAATTATATGTTTTCTTAAAGCTCTAACTAATCGTTCAATATTATCTATAATATCTATCAATGCTTTGTCTTTAATATAGTGTTGTTCTTCTTTTAATGTATCGTATTCCTTTAGCGGAATAGTTACAGTTCGCCTTGAAGTTACTTCATTTTCATAACTTAAATTCTCGGCGTGTTCTTTGTCTAATGCTTCATCCATATAACTCCTTATTACTCTTATATAGTGTTACATTATGGCGTGCCTGATAGGATTCGAACCTACGACCTCTAGTTCCGCAAACTAACGCTCTATCCAACTGAGCTACAAGCACAACTAAACTGTATACTCTTTTTTGGCTTTTGTCAAATACTTTTTAAGTTTTGGCCATTCGCTTTTATCCACAATATAGCCTACACACTTTGGTGAGCCACACTTACAAGGATGATCAAGAACATCATCACGGTCGTAGTCATATCCATAGTTGTAATGTAGTTCTTTATTTTTATTAATGTCTTTTTTTGCATATATCCAAATATGATCTTTTTTAATTTTTATATCACAGTTTGGATCACATGAATGGTTAATTAATCTTGCGGTGTTTCTTTTGAAGTTGCCATCAATAAGATAGTGATGACTTAAATCGAATACCCATACTTTAGGAAGGTGTTTGTCTGCTCTTTTATAACCTATTTTCTTTTTAACTTTCTCGCCTGTGTATTCTATAATTGTTGTGCCCTTTGGAATAGGCTTACTAGCAAAGAGACCGGTTCCGTGTACTTTGGATTTCTTCTTATACCAAAATTTATTAAAATGGGCAGGCAACGGTGAGTTGTGGTACTGCATTCTCTACGAGTTCATCTTTTGAACTTCCGTGTATTGATACTCCTGTATATGTGTCGCACGACTTTATATAGCTAATTGTACTTGTACATCCAGCTAGAAATAGAATTACTATTAAGGCGGCGACTAAATTCATTACTCTTATTTACTTCAAAAAAAATGGGCAACACCAATGGTGGTGCCACCCATTTTTAGGATTGAATTAACTAGAAAATCTTAGTTAATTGTCGCTGAGGCAAGTGCTTTGTAACCAGCGGCTACAACTGCTCTGCTCGGTGTTCCCAGTCTGTACTTCCTAGTACCGTTCTTTTTGGTATTAAGATAAACAGCATGGCCAGAAAAACGTAGGCTCTGGATTACCGATTGCGGATTGCCTGCACCAAATTTCTGAGAAATTTGAGTGCTCGTTAGTTCTTGACCGCTTTTAAGGGCAGTTAGAACTGAGTCTTGAATTGTTTGTTTCATTTTGAAACCTCCTTATTAATAAGTGACACTAAACTAAAGTGTCATTCAAGTTTTATTATTATACTATAGTATTTTAGCTTTGTCAACCACCCGGTGGCTCATTAAATGAAATCAGGGCCATGAACCCATCCAACTAATGACTTTCGAGTACCTGTTTTGATTGGATGCACTTGATGAGGTATCCAAGAAGGGAATAAAACCATTTCAAATTTACGTAATTTAAAAATTTTATTGTCGCCACCTGTCCATATTTCAAGTTCACCCCCTTCGTATTCGTCTTCGTTGTTCAATCCAATAGAAAATGATAACTTTCGTGAGTCACCGCCTTGACCTTTTAAGGCCGCATCTGTGTGACACTTATAATGTCCACCTGGTGGATATACACTATATTGGAGAGTTTCTATAGTTGTAAGATTAAAATTAAAATACTCATGATTGGCTTTATTAACTGC